ATACTTGCAACACACTGTTTAGTGTATTCCAATCTATCACATGCTATTACTGCTGCTCCTATTTTCATGTTATTGTAAGTGCTCTATGATATACATCAGTTACGTAATTTTTCACTTTTTCTTTATGATTAATATCTAATATGTCGATAAATTCTGATATTGAATTTTCTATACTAATATTAAAATCTTTAGTGTTCGCTTCTTCTATATTAAGTTTACTTGATTCAGTATAGTCATACTCAATTGTAAACTCTACTGGTTTAATAGAAACAAGCTTTCTAACAATAGTATCTACAACATCTGGTTTAAGATGTGTATCTATATAGAACTTAACAATATTGTTACGTATAAAGCCTTTAAGCGATTCAGCAGTATAGGTACCGTTTGCGATATCTGAATATCTTATTTTATTGTAACGAGGTGAAATAGTGTTTTCAATAAATGTATAGCTTAAGTCAGTTAAGTCTAATATATACAAACCTTTATTAGTACCATAATCACCCCAATCCTGTTGATATGGTGCACCAACATAAAGAATAGTACCGTCTTTGTATTTGCGTTCTTCTCTATGATGGAAATGACCTGTAATTGTAAGAGGTGCACGATCAGTTAAGTCAGAAGCTTTAAGTCCGTTTGTACATACCTTAAACGAATTCATTTTAAAGCTATTAACTTCAAAATGCCCTACAATTAAGTCACACTTAGGTACTTCGTTAATATCTTGACCCCAAGGACAAAAAGCTATTTTCTTTCCTTGGAGCGTCTCGACAGTAAGAGTATCAACAACAGTAATATTGCTCCAACCACGAAGAATGGATACGGAATTAACAGAAGAATTATCCCGGTAATAAGCATCGTGGTTGCCCACGGTAATAATGATATTAAAATCACGCAATACATCAAAAATGTCAGTAGCCACGTGAAGAGTATTAACAGCAATGTCATTACGATCATGAAATATGTCTCCAGGAATTATAATATCTTTTATACCGCGTTGTTTGAACTGATCAGCAGCCCATATAGCATGATCCAAAGCAATTTTATGCCATATTTCACTATTACGGTGAACACCATAATGAGGATCTGAAAATATACCGACTTCTGTACCTTTAATCTGCATGTTTATTATTTGGGTTAACCGGATCATCAACACCTACACCAGGTCCAATGATACTATACACTTCTTCTTGATATGCAGCTAAAGTATCGCGTTGACGTTTTTCTTTCTTAATACGCGACCTCCAGCAGTTAAACGAAATTGAATTAAAGTATGAAAACGGGTTACTACCTTTGTCAAAATTGTATTTTTTATCTTTTAATGCATTGAACATATTAATTAGGGAGTCTCCGATAGCGTCTTCTTTAAATGTATAATTGATGAAATTAGATGCATGTGCAAGCCCATAAGCAATGTTTTTAATCATCATTGCTAATTCATTAGTAATAATGTTGGTTTCATAATATTTGCGTAGTTCAGCCGTAAAATCAGCTGGACTTACATAATAAACCTTTTTAGCTTTAGCAGACTCGCTTAACGGCTTTTTAGGCTTAGGCGGGGCTTCAGCTTTCGGTAATTGTTTTTTCGGTAATTTTGATTTGTTCAAGGGCATAAAATTCTTTTCGTTTTTCGTAATGTTTACCACCATAGATAAGTTCGTCTACAATGTCAATAATAGTGAGAATGTCTTTATTCTCATGAACACGTAAACCACGACCAATAGACTGTAAGGTCTTGATCTTAGACTTACCTCCAGCAGCAAACATAATATAATGTATGTTTTTTATAGAAATTCCAGTAGAAAATATCTTACTAATAGCAATACATACAACATTGTTGTGTTGCTCCATTAAGTCTTGTACCTTTTTGCGGTCTTCTACTTCTACACTACCCTGTATAAAGAATACTTGTTTGTCTTTGAGGGTAGATAGGGTGTCGTACATTTTTTCACCGTGAGCAATATGATCCACTAACACCAAGCAATTGTTTGTTAGTTTACTTATCATACGTTCAATAAGCGAGTATCTAAAATTGTTGTTATGTATGAAATCTAATTCAGTTAAATAACGTTGAGACGCTGCAACTGCAGTATAGTCAGGTTTCATTCCATATTCTACATGTAATGCAATTGCTTGTGCATTAGCAATATATTCCCCCCCTGCTGCTTCTCTTAATTCTGTAGTAGTCTTTTTAAATATGACCGGACCAATATAATTGTTAATGTTCCACTTGTCTATATCGTTCTCTGGTAATGTACCTGTAAAACCAATACGTCTCAAAGTAGGAACCTTGTCAAGTAATTTACACACCTTGTTACCTCTACGTAACTTATGACATTCATCTACTACTAATAACCCTACTTTGTTAAACCACGTAATATCCGAAGATTTACTTTGTAAAATACCCATATTAGCGATAATAACCCGTGCGTTAGGGTTTAACTCACTATCACCAGTCCACTTACTCACTATTTCCATAGGAAAATTATAAGAAGTAAAGTCCTTAAATGTTTGAGCTACTAATCCTAAGTCTGGAACCACTATTAGTATTTTTTCAGTAGGTTCTATTTGGTGTAGTGCAGCATATACTAAGTTAGCAATGATTAACGTTTTACCACCACCGGTTGCTAACTCTACAACACCATAACCACTATCTAAAGCTTTAGTAACAGCAGTCTCCTGATAATCTCTAAGCTTAAACTCGCTGTTTAATGTTTTAAAATTATTAGGCTTAAGTATATGAGTACGTATTACAACATCCTTATACTCTTGATTGAGTTTAATCTCAAACGGTATAGTTTGAGAGTTAAGGTAATCTATAATACCTGGAACCAAACCAACACCACAATACCCTGCATTAGTAATAGCGTATGTACGCTGAGGTAAAAATCGCTGATAACGATTAAACCTGGCACCCGGGTTCTTTACACTAAAATGTTCCTTAATATTGTTAAGGAATTCCGAAACAATCTTTACTTCTTTACGCTTAGGGTCATATTGAAATTCTACTACCATTACGTTGTTTCAAGTTTTTGCAAATCGATTACGTTTTTACAATCGTAGGTTAACGAGCTGGTTAGTTTTTCTACCTTTTCAAGATATTCAATAATACCCTCTAACTTGTCAATAAATTCTTGTAGTTGTGTAATTTCAGGGTTATTTTGAGTTAACTGATCAAGTGCAGTTTTACTCATAGAAATTGGACTTGCATTAGCAGCACTCTTAATTTTTTCTTTCTTTATTGATTGAAATCTACGTAATTGTGCTTTATGCTGCATCATACGTGCTACCCACTTGTGCTTAATGGTAGGTACCATCATAGCTTTATCTTTAAGAGATAATTCATCTACCTGTATATCCTGAACAATTTCAGTTTGGTAGTTAGTAAATAGTGTATCTAAATCTGGTAAGTCCATAATTAACAACATAAGTATAACATATAATACAAATTAATCAACGTGAAAAAATTTAACAAAAAATTCGAGCAACTTATGGAAGATATGGGAGCTGGTGTTCCAGCTGGTTCAGGTGTTACAACCAGTTCAGCAGGTATAGGTAGTACAAGTGCTGCTAATGGAGTACCAATCGGGCAAAGCAGCGATAAAATATATGCTCCAGGTGATGCACGTAATCTATTTGGTGCACCGGAAAAGAAGAAAAAGTCAAAATTTAAAGCACCTAAAAACAATCCAGGTTTTAAATCCAAATTTAAGGTTATCCGTAGAACTCCGCCAAGTTTGTAATAAGTCAAACTAAATGGACTTAGGCCACTGGACTACTAATGAGAATTTTGATGCTAATAATTTACCTTACGGTTTTATTTACCGTATTTCTAACACCGTCTCTGGCAAGGTATATTTCGGAAAGAAACAAATTAAAAGCGTTAAAAAACTCAAGCCCCTCAAAGGAAGAAAAAACAAAAGACACTTTGACATAGAGACAGATTGGAAAACATATACATCATCTTCGAATGATGTTAACAAAGATATAGAAACGTTAGGTAAGGACAAATTTAAGTTTGAAATATTGCGTTTTTGTGATAGTAAGTTTGAATTAGCTTATTACGAAGCTAAGATACAGTTTGATAATAATGTGTTACTGAAAGAAGGCTTTTACAACGGCATTATTAACTGTCGTATAGGTAGAGCGCCAGATGCACTGTTAAAAAAGCTTGCACAACAAGAAAATGGCACTACTATAGATCCTGATGCGTTATCACAAAACAGATCTTTACTTGATAGTAGTAGACTTTGAAAGTTTAGCTGAAGATATACAAAACAGCTATTTAACAAAGTTAAGAAGTGAATTTCAGATATTTCCTGACGATTTACCTAAAAAAGATGCAAATAGACTGTTAGTTTATTATATAATACAACATGTACTCGAAATACAGGTAAAATTCAAAGAACATAAAAAGAATATAATATTTTACATTAACGAGAAGTTAGACACGTACAAAGACATAAAATCTAACTTTAAAAGCGTAGCGAATGCATTAAATTTAATAGTGTATACAAATATATTAGATTATAATTGTATGTACAGCAAATCCGGGGAATCTATAGAATTAAACAATAGTATAACTAACTATCGATTTAATTTCGATCACAACAAGTATTCACATAAGAAACTATTAACTTATCTTAAAAAACGCAAGATAAGCCCGGATATTCTAAATCAATATAAGTAGCAAGCTTTCCGGAGATATATAATTATATATGATATAACAGGCGAGCGCAG